CCATTGACCATCATGCGCCATACACCGCCTTTGATAGAGATACGCTTCATACCACCCGTACCACCACTACCCATCAAGGCTCTTGTAGTTGCATCTAAATCCAACTCTTTAAGATATGAGGGAAGACCGCTACCTAATACTGATAATTCATTACTCATGACTACTCCTTACCTTTTGTAATAACTACACTCATTGTCGTATCCGCATATAGCCCCGGCGGATGCAAATCGGGGTTCTCCTCCAAAAACTGCTCCATGTTCACGTTGTGTAACCGTTGTTGTAGTAACGAAAACGCATCGTGTTCTTTAACAAATTGGAATAACTCATGCCAATCGCTTGTGTGGTAACTCTTCTTGATTCGCTTAGAAATAGTTCCATACTTTGTTCTAATCAAACTAGACCCTTGATCTTTGCATAGTTGTACAAGTTCAGAAGAAATAATATCTAGCTGTGCTTCTAACTCTTTATCTTCTTTAGCAAGTTCTCTACGCTTATCTCGAATCTTGACGTAAATCTTTACTAGCTTCTCTGCGTTTAGTTCTTCACTCATTTCACACTCCTTTCTATTTATATAAGTAATATAGTGACTATACTATACTTTGTCAAGTACCTTCAATAATATTTTTATAAAGGTCAATTAACCTAGTATGTATGTCGACTTTCTCTGACAACATCTTATAGATTCTTTTTTCAACTGGAGACCCTTGCAGATGCACAACAGTACATGGGTTGCGTTGACCAGCACGGTGTACCCGTGCATTAGCTTGTAGATATGTCTCTATGGATGTAATCGGACCCCACCAGACAACTACGTTTGCGGCATGAAGTGTTACACCATGAGCCGCCGCTTGGGGTTGTATTACAAGGACTTGCGGGTTATCTTCATTTTGAAATTTATTAAATATTTCTGTACGCCGTGATGCAGAAATACCACCATGAATATTTTCTGCGGGTATACCCTTAGCTTTTAATTCTTCTGCAATGATTTCGATTGCGTGTCTAAACGGGGCAAAGACAATTACTTTATGGCTTGCTTCTTCAATAACTTCTAGTAGTGCAGACATCCTACCTTTGGCATCAAACGCTACAACTTCTCCAGTATCCGAATAAACTGCACCGCATGAAAGCTGTAATAGTTTATTGAGATTGGCGGCGGCATTTACTGTTGTAATACTTTCGCCAGCCGCTACAGTTAGCATATGCTTTTTAATTTCTTCGTAGAACTTTAACTGTTGTGGAGATAGGGGTGTCTCTCGGAATGTGTACGTCATGTCTGGTAAGTCTAGACATTCGTCTTTGGTAAAACGTATTGCTGGTTGAAGTGCTTCATGAATAATCTTTTCTGATGTAGGTTTTGGAACCCATTTGAACTGTGTAATCTTATTCATTACAAGGTCTCTGAACGCACCATAAAACTTAGGTACTCCATCAGGGTTGATTATCTTTGCTAGCCCATATGCATCTGTCGGGGATTGTGCGGCTGGTGTTCCTGTTAGCATCCAAATCCATGTAGTTGGTTTGACTAACTGCTTTAGGGTCTTCCATCTTTTTGTAGCTACATTCTTGTAAGCATTTGCCTCGTCAATTACAATCAAATCAAAAGCGGCGGCTTCAATCTCATCCTTGATAATCTCTAGCCCGTCGTAGTTGATGATGACAAACTCTGCATTACTCTGTATGGCTTGAACCCTTTTATCTTTTGAGTAGCTATGGGCAATAGCGCAAGTACGATGCATTGCAAACCTAAACAAATCGCCTTCCCATGCTGACTGCATAATAGATAGTGGGCAGATAACTAATACCCTCTTGATAGCACCAATGTTTATTAAATAGTCCGCAGCCCAAATAACTGCTGAAGTTTTGCCTGTGCCTTGCTCGTTAAAACAAAAGGCTCTGCGGTTCATAGTTAGAAATGATGCCGTTGTCTTTTGGTGGTTGAATGGTTTGTATGCTCCAGTCCATTCATACTGTCCCTCTATGGGTGATGGCACATTGTTTATACGCAAGTTGCGTAGCACTTGGGCTTCATCCAGCCCCCACTTGACTAGCACTTCGCCCGAATCTAGAATCTTTGACTTCGGTATAAGGTTTGTTATTCGTTGCGGGTCTTTAACCTTTAACAATAATGCCTTGTTGTCAATAATCTGCACTCAACACCCCAATAGGATAGCGACCAAAAGCGGTCTTTTGATTTTTTATTTGACTCCTTACGGGAGTCACTCGGTTAGTTCACCCTCTAAATGTTAACGTGAGGTATTACAAATAGAAAAGCTCTAACTGGGGTAGTTCATTATGCGCACTTGCCCCCACACGCATGAGTAATTATATCACTTCTTACGTTCACGTTTGCTAGTTTCTGATACCAAATTCTTTTTAGAGTCACGCTTAAATGAACGGTTTTCGGAGGCACTTTGTATGCTATATCCATCCTTAATAGAACCGCCTTTATCCATAGCTTTTTTATGTGCTACATCCTTACCATCGCCCTTATGCACCTTGCCTTCTTTTAGCAACTTACGGCGAATCTTATTACGTTCTTCTCTATGCTTTACTTGCTCAGGAGTATCTTCATACTGAGCCGCTTGTTTGTAGTTTCTTTTCGTAGCCATATTAACTTACCTATAAGTACTCTTACCATTATGAACACAATCTTTAACAGCGCACCAATTACTGCAACTGAAGTTTGGCTTAGGATTCCATACATCTAACTCAATAGCTTTCTCTAGCCTATTGGTATCTTCAATCCAACGCATCCAGTAAATGCTTGATTTATCTTCCTCAAAGTTAGCCTTTACTAACTCATTGGCAACCACAAATAAAAGACCAGCTTTAACCTTCTTGACTTGTGGGTAGTGCTTAAAGACCGCTAAAGATAGGATTTCCAATTGTTTTGTATCTGCATATTTGGCAGACTTTCCTGTCTTGTAGTCTATTATATATGCACTATCTTCCTTTAGGATAATGAGGTCGGCTACCCCCCTCCACCACACTTCTTTGTCAAAGAACCCACAAGGCTCCAGGGCCCGGGTGAGTCCCAAGCGCTCTTCACAAAGATGTTTACCGTTGATCTTACTCAGTAGCTCAAGTGGCTCACGCATAAAGCTATACTTCTCGGGCAAGGGCTTTTTATCCCTAATAAATTCTTCCGCAGCTTTGTGGACTTCAAGCCCATAGTTTAGATGCTCGGTAGGTGGGTCAACTATATCCTTCTTGACACGCATCCTGTAATACTTGTGGGGGCATTGTTTGAATAAATCCAAACTCGAATACGACCATGTGTACTTAGCCAAAGAAGTCTTCCTTTTTATATCGTTTATACAGGATTCTGCGTATCTTGCCCAACGCACGTTTCTCTGTTTGCAAGACTGCTTCCCGACTTATCCCCAATACTTTCCCCACTTCCTCTAGGGTCATCAAGGGCTGTAACCGTAAGTCTTTCTTCGTCTTTATCATCTAAGTCTACATACCCTAAAAAAGGAATTGGTTCACGCATTTTAGCCCCTAATTGCAGTAAGTGGTTTCACCACAACGGGTGCAAGTATAAATTCTACCATCAAGTATATAAGTTTCTGTTTCACACGAATATGCTTTAGGTGGGAAGGCAAGGAGCAAGCAACATAACACTAATAGCACCCCTATAAATATACATAATAAGTCTTTCATTTTGATTTCCTTTTCTTTTTAGCAGGGGCAAGTTCGATACCATCAGGTACTTTAGACTCAGAAGTATCTAAGGCACGTTTAATCGTAGCCAAAAACCCTTCACCAATTAGATATTCTTTAGTCTCTTCATTCATGTCAATAGTTACAATAGCCGAGCCATCGGGCAATTCTTTAAGCATTTTTACAGTCATTTGAATTGCCATTTAAATCTCCCAAGTCTTAGTTACGGTTATGGTTTGACCGTCATTGTCGGCTTCGATGGTAACGTCTAGGTTACTATCATCTTTTTTAGGTTTCTTTCCAAAGATTTCATCCCAGCTTTTATCAAACTGTTCTTGATTAAGTA